CTTCACGTGCAGGAAGATGTTGGACGCGCCGAGCGGGATCTTGTCGCCGCCCGCCGCGGCCGTCGAGTAGGTCGCGGCCAGACCAGCCGCGGTGATCGACTGAAGGCTGAGAACTGCCATGGTGATCTCCTCACTGAGGGATTGAGCGCAGCCGGTACCGGGCTACGGCGTAGTGGTTGGGGGGAACAACGTCGTCATCCCGTTGAACTGGCTGACCGTCGAGGAACTCTGGCCGCCAGGACACGCGCCCAGCCACCGCGATTCTTGCCGCGAGAGCCGCCATGGCCCGGTCCGAAACAGATGCCGCCTGCTCGGCGGTGAGCCCAACACAGGTGAGCTGGACCTCGCCGATAAAGTCGACAAGGTCATCAGCGAGTGATGCCGCCACCGCACGCCCCGGAGTTGGATAGAGCACGATGTACGGCTGGGCGGCCGTCGGTACGACGCCCGGAGGCGCCCCACCGAAGTAGACGGTCAGATCGGCCCCGGTGAGAGCCGCGGTGACCGCATCGACGTGAGGAAGAACAGCGGGAGTCGTCACGGTCGGCCTCCCGTCACGTGGCGCCTTCGACAGTGATCCGCCAGGCGGTCGCCGTGCTGCTGAAATCGACGGCCATCACAGCGAACGGCTGGTCGACGAGCCGGGTATCACCGGACGCCGTGATGACGACCGCATCCCCGACCCGCAGATCGTCCGTGGCCAGCGACGCGAACGGCAGCGCCAGCTCGTAGCGGGCCACGATCGTCAGCCGCTCCCCGGCCTCCTCGTTGCGAGGCACCCGCTGGGGCTTCAGGCGGCACGCGCCCGAGTACAGGACCGTCGGCGTCCCCGGTGTGAGGACGCTCGTAGAGCGGTTCAGGGCCGACGCCCCGGGCCGGCTGATGGTGCACGTGTCCACCAGCAGCTGGTCGTGGGCGGCTCGGCCCGCAGCCAGCAGCGGCTGAATGTCGATCGCCGTCATCACGTCACCGGCGCCACAGAGAACGACCTTCCGCGGTACACGCGAAGAGCCTCTTTGTGGTCCGCGGTCAGCAGGGCGCCGCCGATGGTCTCGGCGGCGAACGTGCGGGAGTAGTCGTCGATCGACTCGCTCCTGAGGCCCTGCGGGTTGGTCATGTTCATCTGCGCCAGGTCCAGCACCACGTCGATGACGTCGTCCGGGACCTCGGCGTAGCCGTGGCTGTAGGTGACCCGGACCCGCTGGGCCCAGATCCCCATGGGCCGCATGAAAGGCCAGCCCATCAGGCGGGTCGGCGCCCACCATGCCTCGCCGCGGGTCAGCTCGGTGCCGATCCGGGTGAAGTCGCGGCCCTCGATGGCCGTGTACTCCTGGTCGGCGATCCCGAACAACTCGACGACGGTCAGCGGGTGCGTGTCGTCGACGACGACGGGACGCTGCGGGAGTCGCAGGATCCGCCCGTTGCCGGGCAGGGTGACCGTCTCGTTCTCCACCAGGGTGAACTGCTGGCGGCAGTACTTGCGGACCAGCGCGGAGGCCCGGCGGATCGCCATCGCCGCCTGCGCCGGATTCAGGGACCGCTGCAGGGCGGCCTCGAGATCCGCCTGAGTGGCGAGAGGGGTCGGGGACATGCGGGCCCCCTCTACTCCTCGGTGTCGGCCAGGGCCGTCAGTCGCTTCACGACCGTCGACCGCGGCTTGTCCTTCGCCTGCTCAGCCTCAAGGGCTTGGACGGCCCGGTCCTTGTCGTCGCCGACCCACGCCATCAGGGCGTCGATCGTGCCGTCCACGGGCGGCCCGTCGTCCTCGCTCTGCTGCGCAGGCTCGGCCGGGGACTCCGGCTCCGGGACGGGTTCGGGCTCCGGGTCGGCCTCCAGAATCTTCACCGACCCCTCGGGGGCATTGTCGGCGAAGTGGCGGGCCAGATCACCGTCCAACTCCGCGCCTTCCTTGAACTCCGTGACGGCGTAGTTCCAGTACGCCGTGAATTCCTTGAGCACACGCACGCGCATGACTCTCCTCCTCCTTGAAGGCCCGCCGGCGCGGACGGACAGGGATGCGTCCGCGCCGGCGGGAGACGGGGTCAGGCGTGCTCGATGACCACGGCGCGCTTGTACAGCGCCGCGTCGCCAGAGCCTGCGTCGGACGGGACACCGAAGTCGCCGACCCACGACCAGGTCGTGGCCAGCACCTGCTGGAAGCGGTCCTGGGGCGGGCGGACGATCAGCTCGACGTCCACGCCGGGAGCCGCGTTGATGGTGCGGATCTCCGGGACCTCTTCGACGCCGGTGCCCGTCAGGAGGCTGGCCGATCCGTCGAACGGCGCGTTGACCAGAGCGTTTGCACCCAGCACGACCGGCCGGTGCACCGCCAGGGTGCCCGCCGAGCCGCCGAGGACCGTCGGGGCCTCGATGTTGCGCACCCAGTCGATGCCGCCGAACCGTCCGATGGACAGGTCGCGGAAGATCGGCGAGTCGACACGCCCCTGCAGGGCCTGCAGGAACTGGGAGTCGTTGAACAGTTGCGCTTCGGTGTCCGCGTCGATGTGCGCGGCGTAGTAGCCGCCCGGCAGCGTCGGAACGTTCATCTTCCGCAGACGCGCCACCGCGGAGCGGAAGTTCGCGAACGTCACGACGTTCGAACCGGTCAGGTCGTAGGCCGAGTTGCCGGTCGCCCGAATGGAGACCGGGGCGTTCGCGGCCACCACGTAGTCGCCGACGACGTCCACGCGGGCCGTGCCCAGCGTCAGCGTGCCCGGGGTGCCCGGGGTGACGCCGACGACAGTGTTCGCGACACCGGCGATGGTGACGTTGAGCGGGTTCGCGCCGGACACGGCCACCGGCACGCCGTTGACCGAGTTGTACTCGAAGCCGTTCGTCGACTGCACGATGATGCTGGTGTCGGAGGAACCGGCCGTGGTGCACCAGGTCCGACCGCCCGCGTAGGCCTTGAACAGCTTGTTCCGGGCCACCTGGTTGATGGACTGGCCCGCGTTGATGCCGAGCGTGGCCGAGTCGGCGAGGAACTTGCTGGCCAGCGCCATCGCGCTGCCCAGCATGTTCGTGTCCATCGAGTTGCCGTACTGGTCCATCGTCACGGACCACTGCTCGAGGCTGTAGGTCGACGCGGACGGGTCGCTGCCGGTCACCGGCGCGGTGGCCGGAGCGAGCAAGCCCTTCCTCGTGAAGGTCTTGGTGTCACCGAGGCCGCCCATCCACGGCTCGGAGTCCGCGACCTGCGGGAAGAGGAACTGCGGGACGAGGGCGTCCTTGAAGGTCCGGTCGAGCAGACCGTTCTGCAGCATCGCCTGAATCTGGGCGGGCAGGTTCCCGCGGACGCCGATGGCGTGCCGGTCGATCCGGAACCACGACCGCAGCGTGCGGTTGAGCCGCGGGCGGGCCGCGGACATGGTGGGGGTCACGATGTCTCCTCAGTGATCTCTACGGACACGAGGTCCGGGTATTGCTGCGCGACCTGTTCCAGGCCCAGCAGCGCGGTTTGGGTAATGGCCGACACGGCAGCGCAGGCGCGACCCCCAGCGGCGTGACGCTCTTCGTGACCGGCCACCTCTATCGAGGTGCGCCCGTCGCCCAACAGGGCACGGACGATGATCACTTCAGTAGCGCTTCCGGACGCCGTACCTGGCGAGCTCCGCCGCGTACTCCTCGTCCGAGGCGGTTCGGAAGTCGACCTTTGCGGAGGCGCCACGCGAGCCCTGCCCGGGGTCCGGCTTGGGCTGCGGCTTCTTCTCGGGGGTCGGAGCGGCAGGCTCAGGCTTGCCCCAGTGCGGCTTGCGCTCCAGCAGATCCGCGAGGTCGGCTTCGATCGCGTCGGTGTCGATCTCGCCGTCGGCGTCGACGTACTTACTGGGGTCGCGCATCAGCACGTCCACTGCGTCCGACGGGTCGGCGAACTGGCCGACCGCGAGTACCTTCACTTCCGACGACACGGCGCGCGACACAGCCTTCGCGGCCTGCTTCTGCGCCCGCTCCGCCTGGTTGGACGCCTTCTCCAACTCGGACTTGTCGCGGTCCTCGAAGGCCTCGACTTTGCGGGTGAGCTCGGCAAGCTGCTTCTTCGCCGCCGCGGCTTCCTTCTTCGCTGCGGCACGCTCGGCCTTCATGCGGTCGAGGGCCTTCTTGCCGGCCTCACCGAGGGCGTTCGCGTCGTCGGGCTCCGGCTCGCGCTCCGGGTCCGCCGGATCGTCTGCTGGATCCGGCTCGGGGTCGGGGTCTGCGGGGTTGTCCGCCGGGTCCGGAGCGGGCTCCGGGTCGGTCGGCTCGGAGTCGTCGTGTCGGGACAGGTTGAACCAGGCGATCCCGGTTGCCGGGACCTTCATGATCTCGGTGGACATTGCGTCCGCCCCTTCAGTTGTGGACATGCGAAAGGGGCCCCATTGCGGGACCCCCGGTGTTGGTCGATGGTCGGCCCTGCCGGAAGCGGCTAGGACAGATAGCCGAAGCGCTTGAGCATCCTGATCAGCTCGTCGCGGTCTTCCGAGAGTCGGAGGATCTCGCCCGGGGTCAGCCGTGGCGTTCGGAGCTGGAACCGAGGGCGCCCCTGCTCTACATCGGCTCGCCCCCTGGCGAACCGCTGACCGGTCCTCTGCTCCGCCTCGCTACGCATCTGTTGGTAGAACTCGCCGCGGCGCGTCGTGCCCTCGAGCGTGGCCACGACCTTCTTGCCGTAGGCGTCCAACGTCACCGTGGACCGTCCGGCGTTGACGACCTTGTAGATGTCGGCGCCGTTCCGGATCGCCTCCGCGCCGCCGATCGTGAACCGGCGATCCTGCTCCGCGCGGGACAGGCCGTGGAAGAACGACATCGGGTTCGTGCGGCGCCCCGGGCGGGCCTCCGTCGCGGGCGTGCCATAACACTGACAGCGCTTATGGCGTTGGAAGTCGGCGTTCCAGCGGTACCAGCGGCCCGCGAGGATCGCGCAGCGTGCACACGCCCCGGAGCGCACCGTCCGGACGTAGCCCGTCACCGAACGGTTCGCGACCATCGCCACACCGGCCGCGCCGCGGCCCGCATCGGCGACCTCCGAGGCGGCTATGCGTAGTAGCTGGGCCTGTCCGGCGAGCATGGCTTCCTGCACCGTCAGGCCGCCGCTGATCAGCGTCTTCGTGCGGATCACTGGCAGGTACAGCAGCGAGTCCAGGGTCCGGCCGTCCGCGGCGACGCCCGAAAGCGAGCGGGCGTCGACACGCGCCGCCTGCTCCAGGTAGTCGCTGCTCAAGCCGTCCATGCGGACCATCGCCTCGATGTACGGCTGACCGGTGCTCGCCGCCACCAACTGGCCGGCGGACACGGCCCGCACCATCGCCGCGCCCAGGCCTTGCAGCCACGACGCGGACAGGTCTGCTGCGGCGAGCCGCTTCCACAGCCTCTCCATCGTGACCGTCGTCTGGATGACGGCCCGCTGTTGAGACCGGCCGTAGGCGGCGACGATGTCCGCGTGCGCCTGCGTTACAACGGCCACGTCAGCCTCCCGCAGCAGGCGCCACGTCAGGCTGTGGCTCCGGCTGGGCGGTGCTCAACTGGTGCAGATCCATGGCCGTCATACGGGTCAGGGCCTCGTCCTGCATGCCCCGCATCCGGTCCCGCTGCACCGCGCTGTAGCCGAGGTCTTCCCAGGCCTGCTCGGTCGGCAGGATCCCCGACGCGTGCAGCTTCACTACCGCGTCGGCCTTCTGTGCGTAGGTCGGCGTTGCCGGGTCCCGCCACACGGTCTCGAGTTTCCCGGTCCGCGGGTCGAGTTTGCCGTCCCGGACCAGCAGGACGAGCCGCATGACCCTTTCCCACGCCTCGCCGAACGCGCGCTGGCGACGCTCCGCCCGCTTCACCAGCCGGGCCTCGCTCGCGCGGATCGCATCGGCGCTTGGAGGCTGGTCGGTGGCCAGGCCGAGGAACGCAGGCGGCAGACCCGTCAGGGCGGCCACCAGCCGGGCAAGAACGTTGATCGTCTCGTGGAAGTTGCTGAGCTGAGCCTCGGGGAACTGGCCGAACTTGACGGTGTCGCCCTCGTTCACCCACAGACGGCCCGCCAGCGACGACATCGCGCCGAGCGGCTGGCCGTTCTCGTCGGCGAAGTCATCCCTGCTCATGCCCGTCGCCCAGCGGCGCGGCATTGCGTGGTACTCGGCGCTGACCATCATGTCCGAGGCGATCTTGCAGGCCGCATCCGAGATCGGAATCACCGAACGAAGCTCAGACGTCCCATCCAGATGGCGCAGTCGCGGCCGGTTCGCCAACGGGACGACAAGCACCTGGCCAAGGTTGTGCTCGTCCCGGTCGACCTCGGTCCAAGCGCCCTTCTGCTGCTCGAACGTCATCCGCGCATTGGGTAGATACAGCGTCGCCCACTTCACCGGGGCAGCCCCCGCGGAGGGCTCATCCCACCGTTTGATCGCCGCCATCACCTGACGGGTGCGAGGATCCCGCTCCGCGAACACTTCCAGCGCGGACTCGGCGGTGATGATCGGCGTGGACTCGTCGCCCTCGTTCGCGCCGATGATCGCATAGGACCGCTTCAGGGCCAGCGCATCGACGTGGGCCTGCTGGCTGCCCTCGTCCATGTCGGATGCCTGCCACACATCCCACAGATCATCCGCGGTCGTCTCGCTGTCCGCGTACCGGAAGCCTTCGACGTCCAGCCGCTCATCCAGCGCATCCACAACGAGTTGGGGCCAGTTGATGACCAGCTGCCGCATCCGGTCCGACAGCTCCGACTGGATCTCCGGCGCCAGATACGACAGGGGCTGCGTGCCCTCGTAGTACGAGTCCATCAACCGCAACTGCGGCAGGTCGTTGTCGTGCGCCGCAATCAGCCGCTTCAGCCAGGCATCCGGCTCGAGGTCGTCGAGGGCCACAGGTCACCCCCGTCATCGTCAGCGCATCACAGTCGTCTTCCGGGAGCGCGGCGGCTCGTTGCCGCCCGCCTTGATTGCGTCCCGCCGGGCTTCCCAGGACAGGCAGCCCGCCATGGAAAGGTCGATCTTCCGAGGGGAGTCGTGGCGGTCCTTCTGGATCACCCACATCGGCTTGCCCTCGTCGTCCTTCACTCCGGCGTTCCGCTTCACCGCCTGGGCGATGTGCCGCGCGAAGGCGTCACTGCCGTCGTGCGACAACTCGCCGCCGGTCATTGCCGTCTTGTACGCGCGCAGGGCGAACGCCATCTGGCGGCGCCGGTGCGTCCACCACTCGGTGACGACCTTCGGGCCGTACTTGCCGGCCCAGCCCGCGATGGTCTCCTCCCAGTAGGCCGGGTCCGCGTAGACGCGCACGACCCGCCACGTCCGCATGGCCTCGTCCAGAACGGCGTTCACCTCGGCCTCGGGGACTTCCCACGATTCGGCCTCCTGCTTGTTCGCAGGCGATTCCCACACCCCGAGCACCCACTGGTGGCCCGTCTCGATGTGGGTCGCGATGAAGCCCGTCGAGTCGCTCCACTTCGACCCGTCGAAGCCGATAGCGATCGCTTCCTTCGCGGGGACGATGAAGTGCGAGTCCGCCAGTTCCCGCCAGCGCCCCGGGTCGAACGCCTTCGCCGAGGCGGTTCCGGGCTGGTTCAGGAAGTACCTGCGGGCGTCTGCCGGATCGGTGTCCGGCTCCCGCATGTCGCTGGCGATCCGCTCGAGGTCCATCCACTTCGCTGCGTCGCCGTACACGAACTCCAGGGCAGGCAGCAGCTGGTCGTCGTCATGCAGATCCTCGACATGCGGGGCCTCACGGTGGTCGAAGAGCAGACCGCCGTCACGCACGCGGCCCGAGACGACCGCCTTGTGGTACTCGTGCGTCGCCTCCGCCACTGAGCTCTCGCCGACCGCGTACATGGTCGACGTCTCCAGCGACCACGGCTCGGCGGCACGGCGCTTCACCAGGTTGCGGCGCACCGTCTTGTGCATCGCCCGCAGCTCCGGCAACACGTACAGGTGCGTCTCGTCGAAGACGCTGAACGTCTCCTTGCCGCCGTCCTTCGCGGCGCCGGACGACGTCGACGGGACGATCTCGCCGCCGCCCTCGATGAAGATGCGGCTCGACGTCTGCGCCGAACGCCCCAGGTCGATCCCGGGGAACTCGTCGCCGGCGTATTCGACGAGGTGCTCGAGCATCGCCGTGACGTTGTCGTAGGTGTTGCCGGACTGGTTCTCCTCCGTCGCCAGGCAGCGAATGAAGGGGTACACCTGCGCGCGGCCCACCGGATCACCGGCAGCGTCCCAGCCGTCGAACCTGCACGGCCCCAGCGCCTCGAAGCACACCAGCGCGCCGGCGAGTTCGCTCTTCGCCCTGCCCTT